GTTAACAGACGGTAGAGTGGGCACAGCACTGATACAGGAATACAGATTCAATCAATACTGTCAAAGACTGCAGAGTCGTATGTCAGACAAACTGGATCAAGAGTTCAAAATGTTTGTGAAGTTCAGAGGCTTCAACATTGATTCATCCATGTTTTCCATCAAGTTCAATGCACCACAGAACTTTGCATCATACAGACAAGCAGAACTGGATCAGCAAAGAGTACAGATATTTGGTGCACTAGAGGCAGTGCCTTACATGAGCAAAAGATTTTTGATGAAAAGGTTCTTGGGTCTGGAAGAAGAAGAGATGCTGGAAAACGAACAGCTATGGTCCGAAGAGAAGGACAAAATGGAAGATGCTGGTATATCCGGCGATCAACTCAGACAAGTGGGTGTGTCACCTGGTGACATTGAAGCAGACATTGATACTGCTGATGCAGTGGGTGTGGATGCCGCGGCCGGTGAAGCAGATGCTGAAGCAGGTGCTGATGTAGATGTAGAAGCAGGTACTGAAGAAACTTAATAAATACGAATATGATAGTCAACGAAGTATATAAGTCATATCCTGGGTATCAGGACAAGGAAGATGACCACACAGCAATCAAGCTGGGTGATCTGCGTAAGACTCGTTTGACACTGAAACAGATCAACAAATTACGCAAAATGAATGATGTCCGTTCGTTTGAAACGGCTCAAAAGGTCAAAAAGATCCAAAATCAGTATGGAAACGCAGGAAATACTCCTGCTTTATAAATAAGTCTAGCCACATTAGTAAATTATATTGGTATATTTTGAGCATTAATATACCTATATTAACTTTATTGATGTAAATAAAAGTATCTAGCCCCGAGGAGGTAACGGACTATGAATAAATTTGAACAACTGATCGAGTATATCATCAATGATGAGGAAGAAAAAGCTCGTAATCTGTTTCATGAAGTAGTCGTTGAAAAGTCGAGAGACATATACGAAAACTTAATGGCAGACGAAGAAAAGAACACCGTCGAAGAAGAAACTGCTGACAAAGTAGAAGAAACTTTAGACGAAACTTCTGAAGACACTGAAGAAGAAGTCAAAGAAACTTCTGAAGAAGAAGTCACTGACGAGGCTACTGATGCCATCGAACAAGATAAAGATATTGGTGGCGATGCCGCTGATGATCTAGTAGATGAAATCGAAGCTGACGAAGAAGGTATGGCTTTAGAAGGTGAACACGACGAAGAAGAAAAGTCAGAAGACTTGGAAGACAGAGTCGTTGATCTAGAAGACAAACTAGACGAACTAATGGACGAATTCGAATCCTTCATGAAAGACGAAGAAGGATCTGAAGAGCCAGAAGAAATGCCTGATCCAGAAGGCGAAATGCCTGAAATGCCAGAAATGGAAGGTGAACAACCAGAAGTAGAAGGTATGCACCCAATGAAAAAGAAAAAAATGGGTATGGAAGATGCAGTAGAAGAAGCTAAAGACGAAGAGTCTGTAGAAGAAACTGCTGAATCAAAGGATGAAGGCGACAAAGAAGTTGTAGCGGAAAAGGCTGATCTAAAGCCTGTTAAAGCTGACAACTCCGATGGAACTGACGCTAAAGGTAAAGCATCACCTACTTCTAAGAAAGGTGGAGCACCTGTTGGTACATCCAAGGCTCACAAGGCTCAAACTGCTGAAGAAAAAGGCGGATCTACACCACCAGCAAAAGACATGAAAGGTACTACGGAACCAAATCCAAAGCCTGTGTCTGCAACAAACACTGATGGTACTGATGCAAAGGGTAAAACAAGCCCAATGAAATCAGTATAGATTTAACTTTATTTTCATTCAGGAGGAGCAATGAAAGGACTACTACAAGAACATCTAACATTTGACAAAGCTCAGATTGTAACAGAAGCATCTGAAGACGGCAAAACTTTATACATGAAAGGTATATGTATTCAGGGCGGCGTTAAGAATGCTAATGAAAGAGTGTATCCAGTGTCTGAGATTAACACAGCAGTGAATACATTGAACAAACAAATCAACGGCGGATTCAGTGTGTTGGGTGAAGTAGACCATCCTGAAGACTTAAAAATTAACTTAGACCGTGTAAGCCATATGATCACAGAGATGTGGATGGATGGTGCAAACGGTTATGGTAAATTGAAAATCCTACCAACACCAATGGGTAACCTGGTTAAGACCATGGTAGACTCAGGTGTTAAGCTCGGTGTTTCCAGTCGAGGCAGTGGCAATGTAGCTGAATCCACTGGAACGGTTAGTGATTTTGAAATCATCACTGTAGATGTAGTATCTCAGCCATCGGCGCCAAATGCTTACCCAACTGCAATATATGAAGGATTGATGAATATGCAATACGGACATAGAGTGTTGGAAATGGCAAAGGAAGGCGGGGATGCTAAAGTACAGAAATTCTTGAAGGACCAAGTTACTCGGTTCATCAAGGAACTTAAACTATAAGGGAGATTGCTATGCAAGATGCATTAAAACCTTTACTTGATAGCGACGCATTAAACGAAGAAACTAAGAAAGCTATCTCACAGGCGTGGGAAGACAAATTAGCAGAAGCGAGTGATGAGTTAAAGGGTAAATTCCGTGAGGAGTTTGCTAGTCGCTATGAACACGACAAGAAAAACATGGTTGAAGCGATCGATAATATGGTAACAGAAAGTCTTACTAAAGAAATTGAAAAGGTGAAAGCTGAATCAAAATCTTTAGCAGAAGATAGAGTGAAGTTCACTGCCAAGATGAAGGAGAAAGCTGAAAAGTTTGATAAATTCCTGGTATCTAAACTGGCAGAGGAAATCAAAGATCTTCGTGAAGACAGAAAGTCACAACAATCTGCTCTAGGTAAAATGGAGAAGTTTGTGGTGAAAGCACTGGCAAAAGAAATTACTGAATTTGCACAGGATAAGAAAGATGTGGTGGAAACCAAGGTCAAACTTATTGCTGATGCAAAAGACAAACTACAAGAACTAAAAGACAAGTTCGTGAGTCAGTCCAGTAAGAAAATGTCAGAGTCTGTTTCCAAACATTTGAAATCAGAACTTTCACAACTGCGTGAAGACATCAAGGTTGCTCGTGAGAACAACTTTGGTAGAACTATTTTTGAAGCATACGCATCAGAGTTTGCGGCTACGCATTTAAATGAAAATGCAGAAATCAAAAAGCTCAGAGAAGCTGTTGCTGAAAAAGACAAGCAGTTAGAAGAAGCAACCAAGAACACTGAAGAAACCAAGCAATTGGCAGAATCAGTACAACAAGAACTACGCATTGCCAAGGACAATCAAGCTCGTGAAAAAGCCATGACTGACCTACTTGCTCCGCTCAACGGCAAGAAGCAAGATGTAATGCGAAACTTATTAGAGAGTGTGCAAACAGATCGTTTGAATGCCGCTTTTGAAAAGTATCTTCCAGCGGTACTTTCTGATGATGTAGTGAAGCCAAAAAAAGCAACACTCACAGAATCAGCCAAAGAAGTTACTGGAGATAAACAACAAACTGTTAAACCATTGAAAGAATCCAAGGATAACATCGTGGACTTGAAAATGTTAGCAGGACTTAAATAGACATAATTGAGGAGAATTAATCATGTCAGAACAACTACTTGAAAGCCGTTGGACAGAAACTAAAGATGCACTTTTAGAAGGTCTGGCCGGCACAAAGAAAAATGCAATGGGTGTTATTTTAGAAAATACTAAAAGACACTTGGCAGAGGCCGCAACAGTTGGCGCCACAGGCGCTGGTAATGTTGCCTCATTAAACAGAGTTATCCTTCCTGTAATTAGAAGGGTTATGCCTACTGTGATCGCTAACGAAATCGTTGGTGTACAACCAATGACTGGTCCAATAGGTCAAATTCACACATTAAGAGTAAGATACGCAGAAACATTAAATGCAACTGGTACAGCAAATGATACCACTGCAGGCGATGAAGCACTATCACCATTCCAAATTTCAACTGCTTATGCAGGTGACGGAACGGCTGGTGATGCGGCGGCTCCAGCGGCACTTGAAGGTTCCGGTGGTAGAAAGATTTCTGTACAAATCTTAAAACAAGCAGTTGAAGCCAAAACAAGAAAGTTACAAGCAAGATGGACTTTTGAAGCGGCTCAAGATGCTCAATCACAGCATGGTGTTGATGTTGAAGCTGAATTAATGGCGGCTTTAGCTCAAGAGATTACAGCTGAGATTGATCAAGAGATCCTAGCATCTCTAAGAGCACTAGCGGCAACTGAATTTACTTACAACCAAGCTACTGTATCTGGTACTGCAACTTATGTGGGTGATGAACACGCCGCATTAGCAGTTTTAATCAACAGAACAGCTAACTTAATCGCTCAAAGAACTAGAAGAGGAGCAGGTAACTTTGCGGTGGTATCACCAGCATCTTTAACTGTTCTACAATCTGCTACAACTTCAGCTTTCGCAAGATCAACTGAAGGTACTTTCGAAGCTCCAACTAACACAAAATTTGTTGGTACACTAAACGGTGCTATGAGAGTATATGCTGACACTTATGCGTCAGACACAACAGCAGTACTAGTTGGTTACAAAGGTTCATCAGAATCTGATGCGGCGGCGTTCTACTGTCCTTACATTCCGTTAATGTCAAGTGGCGTAGTACTAGATCCATCAACTTTCGAACCAGTTGTAAGTTTCTTAACTAGATACGGTTACATCGAATTAACAAACACTGCATCATCATTTGGTAATGCTGGTGACTATGTTGGTGAGATTGCAGTATCTAACTTGTCTTTCTCATAAGACTGGTATAAGAAACAGCTACTATCCCGCAATTTAAAAAGGCCCTTCGGGGCCTTTTTTTATGACTTGACAATCTGTCACAAACTACATATAATTGTACCATGTCTAAATTATATGTGATAGGCGATTCATTTGCCACCAACTACAATATAGATTCTAAATGCTGGCCAGAACTGTTGGCTGAACGATTGGATATGCCATTGGTCAACAAATCATATCCAGCAGTGTGTAACACATACATCTATGAACAAACCATGAGTATCAAATCCAAACCCACAGATATTATTATAGTGGGTTGGACACATCCTGCTAGAAAATCATTTGAATTCAATCCATCTAATCCTGTACACATGAATCTAGAAGCAGATGAGATCATGAGATACTCCAAATTTTTTAGATCCAAAGGTTCATCTACACCTATTGGCAAACTTAAAAAAGGAATGTATCAAGTCAGTAAAGGCACACAATACTTTGACCGTTATTTCAAAGACTATCATTCTGAATATGAAAATCGTTTGAACTTCCAAGCATACAGAGATTCTGTCACACTGAAATATCCACAGGCTGTACACTATTATTTCTCAGAAGAGTCTGTGGATTCAGATACAGGTTTCTACA